ACATGGATGAACTCATTTACATGATTTCACCAACAGACTCTCCGTTTATCAACGGTATTGGAACTGATGGAAGGCAACTTCTTTCAAGTTCTCCCGTAGATCAACAAGAGTTTAAATGGATGGACGAGGAGCTTTTGCTTCCTCGTTGCACCGTAGCTGGTACAGGAGCCGCAGGAGCAGGCGCTACAACTATTACAGTTTCAGCCGCCGACTCTTACAGGTTCCAAGAAGACGATCTTCTAAACATTGGTGAAGAAGACGCTACTGTCAATGGTGCCATTAAGAGAATCACAGCGATTAATAATACCAGTGGTGTTATTAACGTAGCTGATTGGGCTAATGGTTCAGCATGGCCAGCAACAACAGCCGCGCATGAAGACACAGTTGTATGTGTTGGTACTGCACTGGTTGAAGGTTCCGATCCGGGAACTGCACGTTCAGCAGATCGTACGATCCACTCGAACTACACGCAGATCTTCGGACCTACACCTATCCACATGACACGTTCAGAACAGCAGGTATCCCGTTACGGTGTATCTGATGAGTTCGCCAAGCAAGTTTATGGCCGCTCAGTTGAGAACGTGATAACTCGTGAACAAGCATACCTTTATGGTAAGCCAGTAAACGATACAGCAACCAAGCGCCGTTCAACTGGTGGCTTGATGAACTTCATTACTACTAACACTGACAGCTCAACAACTACGTTGACGCTCACAGCGTTAGAAGCTTTGATGCAAAAATGCTACAACGCAGGTGGTATCCCCGATCTTCTGATCGCTAACCCAGCTTCGTTTGCTACCCTAAATGCAGTATCAGATAGTGGTCGTGTCCGCACAACCATTGATGATCCTCGTCGTGGTCGCGTACCTGTCATGTCTGTCTTCACCGAGTTTGGTGAAACACAGATGGTAAGGAACCGCTGGTGCCACAGCGAGAGTGCATTCGTAGTCCAGAAGGAAAATGTTTCCCGACGGGTTATGCAACCACTCGTGGTTGAAGCTCTCGCCAAAACTGGTGACAGCGACAAGGTGCAAATTGTTTGTGAAGAAGGACTCCAAGTTAAGGGTCAGTCTCACATGGCAAGATTCACTAATCTAACTGGCTACACGGATACTCCGTAGTAGTTAACTAGAAGTTTGTTGGGGGTGGGGCATAGCCCCGCCCCTTACAACACGCTAGTATTTACCTCATGGCTACGCTCGCTGACTGCATAACACGTACACAAAGGCTGATAAATAGTAACACTCGGTCTGAGATAGACGAGTTGGATACAGCTTTAGATTCTGCTACTGATACTACTCTTAAAGTAAAGTACGGAGCGGATGGTATAAGGGTCGGGTCATATCTTTCTATAAGTAATAGTACTACTGAACCTGAAACTGTTTATGTTCACAAAGTCAATGATGTAAATATAACTATTCAACGAGGTATGCAAGGTAGTACTGCTAATAACTGGGTCGCTGGTTCTATGATAGAGGTAGAACCTAGATTCTCTGGCTTCCAAATAGCAGAAGCAGTCAGAGATACTATTAGATCTTTACCAAATAATTTGTATGCTGTTAGTACTGCAACTGCTGAGTTTTCTACAACAGTACAATCTGTGACAGTCGACGAGATGAACGATCAAGACTTAGATCCAGATGTTCTTACTCCGGGTACAGGTTTCTACCATCTTTTATCTGCTACACGTACAGCACGTAGCTCAGAAGATAGGTTGCTGAATCTTAATTGCACTGTACAAAGACAGATGGATGGTACATATAAAGTTATAAGACAAGAAGGAATTGAGAAAGCTATAACAGTTAATCTTATTTACGCTCATCCTTTTGTTACAACGGCATTAGATCTGGATACTGTTCTTGGCACCACTGTAGGAATGCCGGATTCGATGACAGATATTCCATCATTAGGAGCATCAGCAAGGCTTCTTCTTGGAGAAGAGTCATTAAGATTGGATTTGCATAGTCAGGGGGATAGTCGTTCTGATGCATCTGTTGCTGCCGGTGATCGCGCACGGTATTCAATGATATTACAGGGGCAGTATGATCGTCGGGTGAGTGAAGAGGCTCGTCGTTTGATGAGTCTTTACGGGATAAGAAGCGGAGCTTCTGTTTCTTCTGTCTTTCCGACAACTCTTCGTCGTTAATCATGGGTAATATCCAAGATAGCGTAAGAGATTCTTTACCAATTAAACTTGGTGAAAGAAATTATAATATTGATTTAGCTAAGATGGGTCGTTCGACTATAGACCCAATAAGACAGGGCTTTGATACTCAAGGCAGTCCGGGTGAACAGTCTTTGAATCAGGCTGGTGTGTGGAAACGTACACGTAATGACTGGCAGTTGGGTGCAGGTCAGCGTGATGGTGACACACCTGAGTCTGGTCCTCGCCAGTACTATAAGTCTACTGGTGTTAATCCTTGGGTTAAGAACGAACTTACTTTATTAAAGGATACTAACCTTACTATTACTGATTCAGGCACTAATCTTTACATGGCTTTTGCGATGGTTGGTGAGCAAGAGTACGGTTATGTGTGTACTGGTTCTGATGTTAAACCTACTGACGATTCATTTACTAGTACAGAAACAGCAATCTCTAATCCTGCTGGTGGTGCAATTATTGGTATAGCTTCTGATGGTACGAATGTTTATGTGGCTTCTACTGTTGGTAATAAAGTACAAAAGATAAGCGCATTGGCTGTAACTGGGGCATCAGCTAACACAGATTACTGGACGTTAAATAATGTTGATGGGGTGTGGTTTGCTAACGGTTACTTACTTGCGAGTGTAGCTGACAGGCTTACAGTTATTTCTGTTGGCACAGCACCAAGCGCCAATGGTGATATAGCAAGCGACTCTTTCAACCAAGTAGATAGCTGGGAAACAGTTGTTGGTACATCAGTAGGTATATTCGCTGGTGGTAATCAGGGTGGACAAGGAAAGATATATTACATAGGGATCAACGATTCAACTGCCGCACTAAATGTACCTGTGATAGCGGCTGAACTGCCACAAGGAGAGAAGATCCTATCAATGGCAGAATACTTAGGGTATGTAGTACTAGGTACGAACAAAGGATTTAGACTCGCAGCCATTACAGGCCAAGGCTACCTATCTTATGGACCACGAGTAGATATAAAGAACGGTGTTCAAGTGTTCGAGCCTCAAGGTGAACACATGTGGTTTGGGTGGAAAGATTATGAGTCACCGTTTGATCCAAGTACAGATCGTGGAGGGTTAGGTCGTATAGGTTTATCCGAATGGACAGACCAATTAGTACCAGCTTATGCTAGTGATCTGATGGCTAGTGGTAGTGGTACCGATGCGGCAGTTCAAGGTGTTGCTACTTTTACTAGAAGTGGAACTGAGATAAGAGCATTCTCTATATCTGGTAAAGGAGTATATGTAGAACATGCCACTAACTATATGGCAACTGGAAGCATAGACGAAGGCAAGTTCCGGTGGGGTATATCAGAACTTAAAGTAGCCGCATCAGTTGATGTACGCCATAAGGCTTTAGCTTCAGGTCAATCAATAGCTATTAAAGTAGACAGCGATGACGGTAACACAGGCACAGTAACATCTAATACAACAGATAGTTTAACACCGGGAATACAACCGATACTTACATCCGCTGAAGCGAACATAGATGGCGAGTATCTGATACCAACCATTACATTAACGACTACTACTGTTACAGCTACACCTACTTTATACAGGTGGACGTTACGTGCTATACCTATGCCGTTCGTAGCTGAGGTGCTTTCATTACCTGTGATATTAACTAACCACACTGAGTATGAGAGGCGTGATGTGTATCAAGATGTTTACGACGAGTATTCTTATATCAAATCATTACTTGAGAGCCGTACATTAGTTAAGTTCAAGATGGGGGCAGAGGAAAAGACAGTGTATGTTGCTGGTGTGGCATATGAACCCGGCTCTATTGGTCAATGGAGTGATGCGGCGCAACATGAAACACCTAATTATGATAGGTACAGGTGGGTGGATGGTGTGTTAACAGTGCAACTTATTACTGTTCAAACTGGAGTGACTACCTATCGTGCGTCCTAGATTCTTTCCTTCTTTACCTAATCAAGATCGTTCACCTAGATCACAGCAACGTGTGGGTACTGGTGGTTACACAGAATATAAAGGCTCATCGGCTGATGGTGGCGGTAGTATAAAACTTGGTGTAATAGATCATCCGTTTGATTCTCTTGATGCTTACGGTTATGTATCGTTTGATACTGGGCATGACAGTCAAGTCTATAAGGGTTTTGTTTCTTCTGTTTCTGGTGCTGTTACATCACCTACTAATTACGGTAACTATGCTCAGATACAAATGAGTACCCCAGTAATGCACAATGATAACATTCGTGCTTATGCGTGGGGTAGAGAGTACGACAACTCTCAAAGTTATGGTGGTCGTTGCTTCTGGGCTAGTGGTGTATTAAATAGTAGTACTACTAATGGTAGAGAAGCTGTTACTTACTGGTCACATTATGCAGATGGAAGCAAATTAATAGCTCATTACGCTGATACACATTATTGGTATGACGCTCCTGATACTGGTTCAATGACAGCTTTACTAACGCTTAATAGTTCAGGTAATCTAGCTGTTACAGGCTCATTATCTAAAGGATCTGGGTCATTTGATATACCTCACCCAGTAACAGAAGGTAAACGATTACGTCATTCATTCATAGAGGGACCGTATGCTGATCTAATATACAGAGGCACTGTGACACTCGGAGCAGAACCAATAACTATCTGCATGGATGAACAGTATGGTATGACTGAAGGCACGTGGAAAGCATTAAACACTAACCCTTGGTCTATGGTTTCAGCATCAGGCAAGCTGGTTGAATGGTCGTTAGATGAATGCAAGCTGACTATTATTGGGGATGAAGGAACAGTTTGTCAATGGATGGTAATAGGTGAACGTAAAGATCAGCATATGATTGACACAGATATTAGTGACAATGATGGTAGAATTGTTCTAGAATATATTCCAACGGCTGAACCAGAGGATATACATGAGCAACCCCCTACTCCCCACGACCAGTGAGAGTATAGATCTAAGTTTACTGCACCCTAGATTTGTACAACGATTAGAAGATTTCTTCTCTGACGGGCGCATAGGTAACAGAGTAAGTATATGTTCAGGTTGCAGGTCATACGCTGCTCAGAAGGCCCTCTACGACCGTTACAAGAGAGGTAAGGGTAACCTTGCGGCGAATCCTGATTGGAAAAGACCGGATGGTTTCTTTCGAGGAAGCTTTCATCAAGAACAACCGGATGGATACTCATATGCAGTTGACTTTCGTATAGTTAAACGGGGTATAACAACAGATGAAGTAACAAGTGTTGCTCATAGGTATGGTATACGACCTACAGTTCACGGAGAATGGTGGCATTTCCAACCACGTAACGGCAACAGTTGGTTTAACAGAGGTGGCTCAGTGTTCCTTGGTAGACCAGAAGAACCACCTGAACCAGAGGTTAATTGGGCTGGCATTCAAGCGATCATAGATGAGATGGGTAGGCAAATAGCTACATCTCCAATTAGACGAGGATCTAAAGGAGATATTGTAAAGGTTGCACAATCGAAACTCAACTCGTTAGACTTTAATTGCGGAATAGCTGATGGTGTATACGGACGCAAAACGCTACGAGCGGTGCTGATGTTACAACGGTCTATGCTACTAAAAGAGAGTGGGACTATGGATTATAAGACATGGACTGCAATGTGGAAACCGGAGATACCTATTGGCCTCTGAAACTTTACAAGAATTCGCCGCGTCCAGAGGACGTAAGTTGCCCGGAGCATGGATAGATCTTCTACCTGATGGTGTGTTCAACGAATGTTGGGATGGTACCAACAACGGCATAGGAAAGATAATGATAACTAAATGGTTGCAATCTTTAGGCTATGACGATGTGACACAAGGCAAGGTAGCGGCATTCTCTACTCGTGACCGACGCTAAGTCCTTAGCGGATTACGCCTTAGATGGCGCAGATATCCAACAGATCACCCAACTTTCTAGACAAGTAAGTAAGGTTAAAACTGAACGGGATATATTTAAAGGTCAAGTTAAAGAACTTGAAGAAGCTTTAGACGAAGCAGAGTTAAGAAGCCATCTCCTTACCCAGTTATCTAAAGCAGATTACAAACCACCAACATGGTTAACTAAAAAGAAAAAGAAATCAACAGGTGTGGTATGCACAATACTATCTGACACACACTTTGATGAGGTAGTTAAACCTGAAGAGATACAGTTCCGCAACGAGTACAACAGAGAGATAGCTGTTAAAAGACTCGAAGCTTACTTCCAAAAAGTAATACTACTCACTAACGAATACATAACTGGTATAGATTACGAAGGCATAGTCCTATTCTTAGGCGGTGACATATTCTCAGGTGACATACACGAAGAACTATCTGAAACTAACGAAGATACTATGCTCGCATCAGTTGTTTTCTGGACTGAACAAGTAGCGGCAGGTATCAATCTATTAGCTGAACACTTCAACTATGTACACATACCATGCGTGGTAGGTAATCATGGTAGACGTAGCCGTAAACCTAGACACAAGCTGAGAGTCAAAGATAACTTCGATTGGTTTCTATCTAAAACATTAGAGCAACGGTTCATTGATAACGACAAGGTCACATTCGATGTAGCCCCCGGAGCTGACCTTATGGTCAAAGTACAAGACACAACTTACCTACTTACACACGGTGACCAAGCTAAAGGCGGCGGTGGTATCGGTGGCATCTGGCCTCCACTCATGAGAATGGTGGCACGCAAACGACAGAACACTGACTTCGATTACATGGTACTAGGACACTTCCATCAACTAATCATGGCACCATCATCAGGGTTCCTATTGAATGGTAGCCTTAAAGGTTACGATGAGTACGCTTCGATAGGTAACTTTGCTTTCGAGGCACCACAACAAGCACTATGGATTAACGTTCCGGGTAAGGGTGTGCTTTGGCAGACAGCTTTACTTGTCGACGATTAGCGGAGAGGCGTTACACAGGGGACATATGTTATCGAAATCTTCACTCTTTAATATGTTCTTACCTATATAACCGTCACAGTTCCAACACTTTACATAATCCCTAGTTCTACCTGTCGGGTTATGCATCGTCATTTAATTCACCCAGATCATACTTTATCATTTGATCGAACTTAGCTTCAGTCCATAACTTGTTAGTAATACTTGATTCACTATGGTCTAATAAAAAGAATAAGATCATAGAGGCAGGACCTTGCAACTCTAGTTTCCATAATCGGGTATCAGCATCCAACATTAGATTAGCGGCGAGTGGTTCTTCTAATTCATAGTCTCTATCCACGTAATCAAAATCATCTTCAGACAAGACCCATCTCCTTTGCTATGTCTCTTAAGCGTTTGGCTTCTACTTCCCAATCCATCTTAGCTATCACTTCCTTTTTGCGATAGAGCGCATAGTAGTTCTCTTCACCTATTTGTTCGATAGTGAACTTGCCGAACTCAACAGGATTGTCAGTGAACGTCATGTGACATGATGCACACAAACAGAAAGCGTTATCTAAATCAGTACGTGTTTGAGCATACTTACGTGAAATAATATGAGCGCATTGCAACGCATTAGTATTACCACAGTTCATACATTTACCAAAATCTCTAGTAATTAATGCGTGTAATCTAGTGGCTCTACCCTTCGCACCTTTCCCATATATATCAGCCATTATGCATCTGCCGGAATATATTTGGGAGAACCATTCGGATTCTTCTTAACAGCTACACCTGCTGGTGGTATATCCCACCCTTCTTGTACTATCTCAGCTTCAATAACTTCAGCTTCCAATGCAAGCACCGGCGCTGGCCGAGGGGGTGAATCCAGCGCCGATGCCAGACCCTTCCCTTCAAGCAACTCTTGAGGCGACGTGTCCATCGACAAGCGAGGAACAACAAAGTGTCTGGTCTGTCCACCAGATACCTTAGTCCTCTTCTCTAACGATAGCACAGCCTCAGCTAACCCTATACTCTGTAACTGACTTAACATTCCAGCCATTCCTGGCATTTCATTAGCCGCATTCCATCCCTTAGACTCTAGTCTCCATACCCCTCCGAATCTAATATCGGGGAGGACCACACGTAACCTAGTATAAGGAGCGCAGACCATTGACTTCTCAAGATCACACAAACAAGGAACACTGTCAGTGTCCATGCCATCTGGAGTTTTCACCGGAACATCCACACTCACGCCATCGCAACGACGTTGACAACCACCACCAGACCACTGTTCATACCACACATCAATGCTGTTCGGAGGCAGATACACCCGTATCTCAGATGAAGTAGTAATAACTTCCCACTGTTGTTGTTTAGATTTAGGTGGAGTCCAACTCTTTACACCACCACCATGAGCATCTGCTATTTGTTCTATGGCTTCTTTATCGGGAGAAGTAAAACGAAACGTGTCAAGACTTTTCATGGCACGTTCCGTCTTTACCCCTAACCTAATACGACCATGCTCTGGTGTCCGTCCCAGATCTTGGATAGGTTTAATTGGTTTCATTTTCTTTATAATATCCCCTCATCTTTTTAACTACATTAAACATAAGCTCGGATGTTTCTTCAGCCGCCTTGTATCTCTGCTCAAGCACATACAATCCGTCTGCTTCGTTATCTTTCTTAGCTTTATAATAAGTAAGTTGACCATACAACTCTGCTTTATATGTCTTCAATGCATCCACTATAGCACTAGCCTGCCAGTAATCTAACGCACCTACTTCTTCCCACTTGTCATCACCTGTTATCCAATCAATGACAAGGAACCCACTCTTAGAATCCACTAGCTTTATCCTTTACACACTGATCTTGATGGTTGCAATAGTTGCATTGCCACACCTTGCCGTAACTTGTACCATCAACCCATAGTCCCTTGCTTGGATCATCTATCTCAGCAGGGAAAGGGATATCAGGATCAGAATGCGAGAACCTACGAGGCACAGATTGTGGTCCGTCAGCTTCAGTAGCTAAAGCTATACCTTCTATCCTTGCCATCTCCTGTTCAGCAAGAGGAAAGAATTCATCAGGTGTTAGATGCCACTCAGCGGCGAACCTACCTATATCATCAAGCCCAAACTTAGCGGCACGACCCGGAGCTATGTTCTCTAATGACAAGTAAGCAATGACTAGATAGTCAGCGTTCAAAGCACGAGCATACATAGAACCTTGCAACACAGCGTTGTGTCGAGGCCCCTCCCCCTTCTCAATAGCCATCTTGTAACCAAAGCCGTTGATTGTTTTCAACTCAACAACCACTGTCTTACCATCTTCAGTTTCTAATACAAGATCAACATGACCGTGACCATGCTCACCTAATACTACGTTGATTTCTTCTTCTGCATTCAGTGTGGTATCTGAACCTATCCATTTTTCAATGGCAGGTTTCAGCAACTCATGTACTACAGATCCCAATCCCATACGCCATATGTCAGCAGTACTAGGTGGATTAGTTTCAGGCACATCAGCAACCATGTACGCAATCTTTCTTGCACACATACCAGCCCATGAGCCACGCCATTTAGTTTCATCAGGCTGTGATGGTGCTTCATTACCTTCAGCCCACGCTTCAGCTATACGATGTACAACTAATCTATTATTTGTTTCTGCTAAATGCATCCCCGACCTACTTTCTTTATGAGGAATCCATCCTCCATTTTTACTGTTTTAATACTACCAACGTGCTTTACTTGTGTGTAAAGCAAATTCCTAAATGAAACATCAGAACATGCGTAATCAACATGTTTAAATACGTAATGCCAATTACCATCTAACCATTCATTCCAGTCATATCTCATCCTTGCATCAGGATTTTCTTTAATAAGCCTGATAGCTTCTTGATCTGTTAATTGTCTAGACATTTAATAACTCCAATGTTTTCTTAGCTAAGGGTGTCTTACCCTCAACAGCTTTAATTAATGAACGTGTATTCTTAGCTACCTGATTACCACGTTGACCTAGATTTATATGATGCTGTTCAGCACCTTGAATAGCATTGTAAGCAAGCCACTTGTTCTTAGCATCCCAAGTCTCTGTCTCTCTACGCCATTCATTATTAAACCAATACATTTTTTCTTTATAACTTTCAACTGATTTATGATGAGGCTCTATAGGAAAACTGCCTCTAAATTTAGTCTTAGGTTCAGGTATTAATTGCTTAATTAATATCTGGAACTGTTCATCAGTGTACGACTGATCCTTCAACGTCACAGCTATACGTTTCATAGTCTCAGCATGAGCCATCGCATCACCCAATATCTTTGAACGATACTCAGCAGTGATATCATGCTGGTCAGTACGCCTAGCTTTAAACAAAGCAGTACCCATCATCAACATGTTTGAACAGAACACACGAGTCGTGAAATCATACACACCTGTTGACCACGTACCATCAAACGATGCAGTCCACGCAATCTCAGGTTTGATAACATCACCACCACCTAAATCAATAGGCTCACCTATGCTTTGAGTCATGAACAATCTCCTACCACCATCAAGCACAGCACATCCTGTTGTACTCTCAGGTAAGAAGGACTCCATCATGTCAGCTACAAATGTATAGCTTTCATTCTGACTGTACCCCGGACCATGAATCCCAATGGGTTCATCGTTGTCTTTCCTTATCACCCATCTAAACTGTGGTTCAGGTTCATCCTGATGATGCCTTGTTGTTGGTGCCTCTGGAACTACGAACCCATTCTCAAAGGTGTAGTAACCAGCCTTGTTATACCATACTTCAAAGTCACCGCCATGCTCAGTTAAATATTCGTGAGCAGATTTCTTAGTGCCAGACTTAATCATCTGGTCACGGAAATTACTTTCCATTCTCATAATTTTTATTCCTTTTAAGTTGTGCGCGAACTTCAGCTATGCGCTTTTTATTTTCTTCAGCAGACAATGCATCAGTATATTCTACTGGCTTATAGTCTACCACACGTTGAGACTCATGAGGCATTGCACTCATAATGTCTCTCAGTTCTCTAATGAAAGCTAATACTCTGGCATGATCCAACTTATTAGCCAACGGTTTACGTCTAATGTTTGAAGCGAATACATTAGTAGCCTTACCTATTGCCGCTAACTTTTTGTTTCCTTTCGCTTGCATACTGACTCCTTGCTATCTCAACAACACACATGTCGAAGCTGTCTTTAATGTTCCTATCTTTCCAGTACCATATTTCATCTCGTTTACTGGCAGTCAACCCACCTCTTATAAACGTGGCACGGTCACCAACTCTGTCGTCTGTCTCCAATGCTGTCCACAAACATTCAAACTTAACTGGACATTTCCAACACAATTCTTTCTTAATGGTTTCAACCTTCAACCCTCTACATAAGGCATCAGGTAACCAATCTTTTAGTTTTAATTCCATGATCCCTTCTTAAATGTAGGTGATAGTAGCAGGGTAGCCGTCAAACATGGTCACCCTGCCACTATCAATGTTCTACTACTCGGTCAAGTACAAGATTCAACAATCACTTTCATCCCAAGATTTCGGGAACCGGATTGCATGTCCTCCATGTACCGTGCGCACACCGCCACAGTCATCCATTGCTCCTGCTTTAGTAGAACATGTGCGAATTAGAACTTCTCTTCAGGTGTAGAGTATGACTTACCTCCACCACCTTCAGCTTTTTCATTCTTACTTACTGTAGTGGTTGCCCATCTCACAGTATGACCTATCTCTTCTACGTTTATCTTTGGATAAACTTTCTTACTTCCATCTGGATCTTCAACACGCTTAATGTTAAGACTGCCAACAACCATGACACGATCGCCACTAGACATAGACTCAACCACATTCTCACCCATCTTATTGTAGATAGAAAGATCGAAGAACTCTGTACTCTCCTGCTTGTTGCCTTTCGGATCTGTCCATGATTTATTAATCGCCATGCCGGTGTTGGTGACAGAGTTCTCGTCTTCAAAGTATCTGATCTCCGGGTCTCTTGTTAGGTTACCCCAACATGTTATTTGATTTGCCTGACTCATTGTAAATTACCTCCTCGATAATTGTTTATATTAAAATGGTTCGGTTGAACGCCTATCAATTTCAGCTTCAACCCAACGCTCTACTAGATTGTAAGAAAGAACCAACTTACTAGATGCTTCTTTACTTGCTTCCTCTAGAGATCCTTCATGCACTCCGTTGTGTAGCGTAGTTATTGCTTGCTTATGAATATCATTAAGCATCGCTATCAAGGTGGTACATTTCATTTGTTCTATTGGTATAGGTAGAGTATTACTTAACACTGGTGCTCCGCTCATCTTCGAGTTGCTCCTCATGTAGCTTATTATTGTACTCTTCCATAGTAAGCTTAACATTCTCTAACACAGCATCGACCATAGTTACAGGAAAATCCACACGAACACCCCCAATATGCAGGCATATTTCATCTGGTTCTCCATTATAACTTTTACTAATGAATGAATAAGTATTAGTATTATCAACCGCACACTCTATATTAGTTGCTTCTTTTATATTGTGATACTCAGCTACACTTCCATGCTCAGTATCTCTCTCTGTTCTATAATTTAATTTCATAATGATTCCTCCATCATTTCTGTTATGTTTATATCATGTTGTGTTTGTATCACATCAATTATATCTTGATTAACCCGCTCTTTAACAGGCCAATTATTCATAGGTGTTAACCCATCACCTGTCCCGTGGTATTCCTCGAATGCTTCATCAGTACCACACTCAGTACATACATATACAGCATGCACATCTTCACTACGAGTACACCTGCTTAAACAATTCAACACCTGAGGTGTACGCAACGGTACTCTCTTACAACGAGGACACATTTCCAATGTCATACTCTCTCCCTTACTTCAGGTAAATGAGTCCATCTATATGAACTCTTCTTATGATTAGCACGGCATGAAACCACACCGTCTTCACGGCTACGCCATATGTCACTAAGCGTATCGAGATCTATTATTTTATGGCAGTATCTACATTCTATCATCTCTCCCACTCTTCCCCTTCGCATTCAATCTTGGATATATATACTTCTATATAGTCCCATTCTTTAGGCATACACCCTTCAGGTAGTTCTATCCATTCATCCCAGTTGTCACGCATATCATGTATAGACATGTCATCTTCAAATGTTTGGTCAACTTCATACTCTACTGTTACTTGTATTAATGCTGTTGCTACTTTACTCATTGCTCATAACCCCCACTCTTTACCATTTAGGAAACTCCCCTCTCTCATCATCAAAGCAACGGCTACAAACTATTAAGTCATCAACCATCTCAGTCACACCCGGAATAGTTGAACGTGTTTGCACTGTTGCTATCTCATCACCACATATCTGACAATCTTTCATTGTTTCCCCTCGTAATAGTCAGTGCGATCGAACCTGTGTCTAGCATCAGCTATATTCCAATGCTCTACACATGCATTCGCATCCATCCAGCACATGATCTTGTCATGTAACAACTCAACACAATCATTCCAATGAGAGAACTGTCTACTTAATACTGTCTGACTCTCTACGCTTGCTAGATTTTTATTATCTGCTGTTACTTCAGTAAACTTGTACGTATAGTACTCATCTTCTTTGTTATAAATTATTTCTATTCCAGTTATGTAACTCATTACTTCACCTGCCTTATGTTAAAGAACCCTCTTAATTCAGGATTCATATCCATTAAATACCTCGCATAATACGGGGCATGATTGTTATTAATCTTGAACACAGGATCAGTAGTATTCATCGCTATCTGCCAACGCACTACCTCAATAAGAGATTTCATCCCCCATTTCTTACGCCCAAGCTCAAGTAAATCTATTGCCATCCGATGCAAATGGTCATACACATCAGGGTTATCAGCATGGAATCGCAACCACTCACCCGGATATTCTCTCCAATAAATAGGATGAAGATTATCTCTAATGATTTCTTCTTCACTGTAATTAGGATTCATTTCATCTAGTACTGCTGGCATTAGCCTTCTCCTTGTCTTACTTCGTCATACATTGTGTTAAGTTTCTCCATCTCTAATCTTGCATCAAGATAACTTGTTCTAAGATTATGTATCTCTTGTTCACACTCAGCTACCGTATCTTCCAACGATTCAGTTGCTTTCTCTACACATGTATGAATATTCACTGCTAGATTCCATGCTTGTTCAAACACCCAATCAGTTGGATGATATTCAAACGGCTCCCAAGCATGAGCCTCACACCATTCGTCTAGTTCTTCTTGCTCCCATGTATCCCAACCATCAGGTAAATGTTCAGTGAAGTAATGCCCACTAGCTTCTTGCATGTAGTACTTACCGAATGAGTCATAGCTATACGTCATTACTCTTCCCCTTCTTTGACAACCCAGACACAAGCTTGTCACCTGATGTGTAAGTCCAATCATGCTCAAGATCACACGCATCCAACAGAAACTCTGGAAACGGTACAATATTAGGTGAGTGATACTCAAATCTCATATCACCCACCCTGAATGTAATCATGGCTTCACCAACACTGGTCTGCCTGATTCCTTAGCCAAAGCCACAGCCTCAGCAAGATTTATAAATGGTTTAAATGTTAATGGCATAATGCCTCCTATATATTTGTTAGAAAACCAACTGCTTAGATACTGATGACCCAAACAGAGGGGTTTATTTATTTTTTTTTAGTAGTAGTCGAGACTGACGCTAGGGATTAACCTAACGCCAGCCCCGACTAGAGGGACTCTATGCGTTCGCTACACGCTTCCTGAATTCAGCCCTTGACTCCTCGTCAACGACTACTTCAGGCATAACTTGTTGCGCCCTGCGTACAGCACCGATTTCTCTAGCGCTTGCACCCAAATCACGGATGAATATCAGAGCATCCTTATTATCAGGGATACGGTCTGGTTTAATCCATCCAATGGTACGCCACACCTGCTCAACAAGTTGAGTATCGGTAAGCATCGAGGTACTCACACGATCAAATCGTGCGCGCACTTGTATGCCTATACCAGCATGCTCTTTCTCGCCTATCAAGATAGATTCAGGAGCAATCTGTATAGGTTCAAAACCTACCAGCGCTGGTTCTGCATTGAGAGCGTCAGCAGTAGATGCTAACAGATCCCCTAACCCACCTGTAAACAGGTCAGCGGAAACCCATGCCTTGATGTCTGACGGTAGCCTACCTTCAAACATCTCGGAGCTAGTAGCTGACCCCTGCGCAGAGTCAGATACCGCCGATTCCCACGGGGTAACAGCTAGAGTGAGGGGCTTTTCTACCCGTTCATCCCACGCTGTAAGTAAAGCTGTCTGACTCCTGTTAGAAGCAGACTCGTCACCGTCTCCGGCGTTAATTCCAGTATTATCTTTATTACTCATTTCATGTACCTCCTAGGCACTGTATTATCAAACTCGATAAGCACGTTACTTACCGAGGCATTACATCTAATTAACATCAGCAAACCTCGCTGTATGTTCAATTAAATCCTCTATAAATCTTTCAACTTCGTCGAGATGGTGAGTCTCTAAAATCCAAGCGGACTCACCTTGCCACTTGTAATGGTCACAAACCCAATCACCATCATCATCTTCAGGATCAATATATTTGGGTGTCTCTATTGGTTTAAAATGTGCATCAACATAATTTGTCAAAGCTTCATAAAATGTCATATTCATTAGAAACCCTCCTTGTCCAACTTTGCCAACAGCCGAGCGTCCTTTAGCATGTTAATAGTTATCCGTAATTCATAAATCCACATGAATCGACAACAAGTCCATTTTTTACAAGTCATTTTAATCTCTTTCTAACTGCCTACTACCTGCACACAGTCGACCGCTCTACATCACATGTAACTAGTCGGAATTTGTCAAGTCGGGGCGTGAAAGCGTAGCAATCTTGATTGCACAGCTATCTAGAACCGAATTTACTAATGGAGACTCATGTGATACAGAGCTCCTCTGCCGACCGAAGTGGCAAGCGAACTCGTTCGCTTCCTCGTCCACTTCGAGTCAGCGGACGGACGACTGTGTGTGTGGTGGAGAGTGTGGCGAGCTTTTTTGCACAAGTAGCCGATGAGTGTCAAAAGTCGGCATTTTGATCTTTTGATGCCATCGTGGCTAGCTTGTAGTACAAAAAGTCGATTCATAACAGCGTCTCAAGAGTGACAGAAGGAGGAACGACTGAAGCAGTAGACTTAGAAGCTCGCTTCTTAGTCGCTAGTGTCATGTCAATGCCGAGGGCATTGCGTAGCAATCTATAGTAACTCCCTTGGGAGTTGACTTGATTGCACAGAATGACATCACTCTCTAGAGGCTGTATGAATTCCCGTACTTAGACCAAAGCGGACACGTTCTGGCATCTGAATCTTAGTCGCTCGCTCGCGAGTAGACTGATTCATCCAATGCCAGCCACACCCTGTAGTACTCCGACCGCTTCTCTCTTCTAGGGAGGAGCTTGGTCGTGAGCCCGAAGGGTCTTGTTCCGTAGCAATCTTCTCTCCGATTGCACAGGAATCTAGACTACGGTTTTCTAATCTCTCACACAGGGAGAGTCGAGATTCATCTCGAATTGTCCAAATACGCACAGCACCCACACACACACCACCCACAACCACCACAACCCTGCCACCCACACATCCCAAAACACAACAAAAACACAAACATAAAGTCCAGAGGGGTCTTGGGGGGGTTTATTTGGACAAAAGGTAAGCGAAGCGTCCCTCTTAGGGGGGGATGTGCCAGAGGGGGGTTGTATATATATGTGTCTGGCTTGTTATTCTTGTCGTGGACACCGGATGTGTTGAGTTTAGTTTCCCCTTGGGTGCCATCCGGCCGTTTTAAGTACGGTTCCACTTCGAGTTCGAGCGATCACGCTTGTCTCTGCCTCTACTTGAGTTGATTGTAGGGGACAGAAGCCCATCTGACGGGCGAACTGAACCTGATAAGGGTTCGCAGACTTCGTTTTATATTTAAAACCCTGTAGTCTGGACGGGGCGCGTATATATTTATATCATAGGAGTGAACATGTTCAAACCTTTTAGGAGATTTTAATGTCAGCTATGTCAAATTATTTGGAGACGAAAGTTTTAGACTACGTTCTTCGCGATCAAGCAGATTGGGCTCCGGCGGCGATATACCTTGCTTTGCATACCGCTGATCCTACTGATGCCGGTTCTGGTGCAGAAGCTTCTGGTGGGTCTTACGCCCGTCAGGCTATTACTTTCAATGCCGCTCATGCATCTAACGGTACTATAGACAATTCGTCCGCTGAGGAGTTTACTTCCATGCCGGCTTGCACTGTGAGCCATATAGGTATTTGGGATGCGGCTTCTTCAGGGAACCTTTTGTTTTATGGAGCTGTTACGGCTTCTAAAGCCGTGGCTTCGGGAGACACAATTTCACTTGCGGCAGGTGCGCTAGTCATAACATTGGCATAGTCCAATGGCTACAAACTTTCCGGGATCGTTAGATACCTCTACACAACAACCTGCGCCGTCTAGTACAACTGATTTAGACGCGGGAGGGTATGAGCATGACGTAGTTCATACGAATCACTCTGGTGCGCTTATCGCTTTGGAAACGAAGCTGGGTTTAACTGACTCTAATGCTTCAGCGAATGCTGTGCTTGTCGGGTCGGGTGCGTCTACTACTTCGTGGACTACTACTCCTACTATCACTGGTTTGGTTACATGTTCTGGTGGTATCGCGGCTCCGTTGTTGATTAATGCTCAGACTGGTACGACGTATACTTTTGTGCTTGCTGACCAAACTAAGCTTGTTACTGCGAGTAACGGTTCCGCTCAGACGTATACTGTGCCTCCTAATTCTGGGGTTGCGTTCCCTACTGGGACTGTTATCACGATCATTGGGATAGGTGCTGGTAAGGTGACGTTGGCGCAAGGGTCAGGTGTGACGATTAACAGTAAAGATTCTGAGAAGGCGATTGATGGGCAACACGCTTCGGTGACGATAATTAAAACAGCTACAGACACTTGGCAACTTATCGGCGCTTTGCAGGCTTGACATGTCTCTTGTACATGGTCTGTTAGGTTCGTCTGCTAGTCAAAGCGGTGAAGCGGAACCTATAACTGGGTGGCATTTTATGCAAACACCTTTAGCTCCTTTAACTGCTGACAGTTCAAGTCAGGTTATGCAGATTAATGATTCTAGTGCTGAGGATTGGGATGGTTACTTTGCTATAAAGTTTTTGTTCGGTATGAACACTGTGAGTACGTCAAGCTACCCTCCACAAATCATACTTAATGTTGGAACTGGTGTAGGTGGCGGTATTGAAGATAGTGGTAGTCACGGCTCTTCAGGTAAGTACCACGCGATGTATGAGAAACATTCAGCGGATAGTAAAAGTTGGGGTGTTAGAGGTTTCGGTAATTCTTGGCCTTACAATCTGAGTATATATCCTAGCCACAGTAGGTCAGGGTTTTCTGCTCGAAGCACAGCTCATGGTGATTTAACTTTTTGGAACATTCAAGACGGTGACGGAGCTTCAAGCAATTTGTTTAAAACTTGGACTTTAAGCATGTGCGCTCTTGACTATGATGGTAGTAATATGGCTGGTGGCGCGGAACAGTTTAGTACTTCTGGAACTTGTGAGTTCACTACTGGATTGAACAATATTTATTTAAGATCAGGTAGCAATCTAAAAGCTGGTTCCTACTGTTATGCTTACGGCTTGAAGGATGACAGATAATGCCAAGTTCCGGTGACAGCGGTTTATATCATGTAGGTACGGTTCAGACGACTAATGGGACTACAGAAACCTTGTCGTTTACGGATCTTTCTCCTGATTACAGGCATCTAACTTTTGTTATTACTGGAGCGTTTGATTATGACACGAACGCTCCAAGAACATGTGGGTTTTGGATGGGTGACGGTTCTCTTGATACTTCGGCTAGTTACAACCGTGGTATTTGCTGGGGGTATAACACAACTGCCGCTAGGTTTGGTGACAACAGGCAAACATTTGCGACGATGGGGTATTTGCCGAACACTCAATCATCTGGGACAAGTGCTTGGAAGCAAGGTCATATAGGTGTTATTCAAGGAACTATATGGAATTATTCTGATAGTGCTAAAGCGACAACAGTGACTTATACTTGTCAAAATCCTTACGAACATGGCACAACAATTACAGGTGGTGCTACTGCTACTTATCCTTATTGGGTGTGGGGTTGGGCTAATTACAGGGTGGCTAATGTGGTAGATTATTTTACTTTTAGGGCTGTGTCAAACAGTATTGATTTCGTTCAAGGAAGTAAAATTTCTTTATTTGGGTTTGTTGAATAATGCCTACTCCAGATACCACCGGCCAAAAGTTTTTTTCTTCAACTGTTATAGGTAATGATACGACAACTACCGTGACTTTCTCTATCGGGTCTATAGGAGAAATATATATAACAGGAGCAATCCCTTCTTCTGACACAGGTGAAGTTAGCAATGAATACGGATACTTGGGTGGAAGGGTTTACAACGCGACTGATGGTTGGATAACAGGAAACAAATACAATCAGCAAAGCCTGTATTCCGCAGGTGCCGTTCCTACTTCTTTTAATAATATAACATCCTACTGGCCTTATGTAGCTATATTAAATTCGCATGTCACGACAGACACTCATCAATGGGGTGTGACAAGACTCAGATACCATAATATGACCAACGGTGATATGTCTTGGATAGTTGATGAATTTGCTTCAGCTAATGACACGAACACAACAGGATCAGGTTTAAGTAACGTGTACGGTGATTTAGATTCGTACCCTCCTTATAGTTGGATTCAAAAATGTGCAGGAAGTGTTCAAGGAACAGCGCAACAATCATATTTATATCTTTGGGTCGCTGGAGCGGGTGCTACTAATTTCGCTAATGGCACACGATTCGATCAGTATTATTATTAAAGGAGAATAATGCCAAACACTATTGTTATAAATGATGGCGGTGTAATAACCGTAAGAGAATTAAACGACGAAGAAAAAGCAATGAACGCTGAAATGGCTGAAGCATTTGACTTGGGTCTTGGTATGGAACGAGCAATGCGTGACGCTTTGTTAGCTGAATCTGATTGGACTCAATACGCTGAAGACAACACGTTAACAGATGAAAAGAAAGCTGAATGGGTTACATATCGTCAGACTTTAAGAGATCGTTTCACAGATAAAACACGAATATCAGAACTCGACCCTTGGCCTGCGCCTCCTAGCTGATGGCATACGATTATAGACAAAGCGGAATTGACTATCGGGTATCCGATGTCACATATCAAGGTGTATTAACTCGCCATGAAATAACCGCGTCTATATCAGGAGCCGGTTCAGTAAGTTGTGCTGTTGTTGAAGAAGCGTTAGTTCAGTCTTCTTTGTCGTGTTCAACGACAATCTCTGCTTCTATCTCCCACACAGCGCCAGTAGCTTCTGCGCTTTCTTCAGCGGCTTCTGTTTCTTGTTCAGTTGTTGAAGTTGCATCCATAGCCGCCAGTATATCATGTACTGGATCTACTGCTACAGCTATTATCGAAGAAGCTTTTGTAGCGGCGACACCTTCAAGCGCGGCGAGTCTTACATGTGCGCTTAAAGCAGATTTCAGTATTGGGGCTACACCTTCAGCTTCCGCTTCTATAGCTCCAGCTATCGTAATGGAAGCGCCTGTAGCTTCGAGTATCTCTTCGGCGGCTTCAGTTGCAACAGCGATAGTGATGGAAGCACCCATCGCAGGTACCCCTTCAAGTAGTGCATCTGTTTCTGCGACTATTAAAGAACGAGCGTTTATAGCGGCTGGGCTTTCATCGAGTGCCTCTACTGCTACTGCACTAATCGAAATAGCTTATGTGGCTAGCACACCTAGTTCGGCGGCTTCTGTTTCTGCTGGCATAGTGATGGAAGCATCTGTAGCTAGTGCAGTAAGTTCCGCGGCTTCTTTATCAGCGGGGATAGGTCACGAAGCGCCTATTGCGGCTACTCCATCGAGTAGTGCGTCTGTTGCAGGTGCGATAGTTATGGAAGCTTTGGTAGCTTCTGCTCTCACATCGAGTGCTTCTACTGCGACTGCAATAATTGAGATAGCTTCTGTAGCCAGCGCTCCTAGTTCGGCGGCATCACTATCCGCTGGTATCGTAATGGAAGCTTCGGTAGCGAGTAGTGTTTCAGCTACTGGCTCTACTGTTGTTGCGATAATCGAAAAAGCATTTGTTGCTGTTTCTGCTTCCAGCGCGGCTTCTATCGCGGCGGCTCTAATTGTAGAAGCGCCTATAGCTTCTAATTTCTCTGCTGTCGCTTCTTGGACTGCCCCAGTTATTGTTAAAGAACGTCCGATAGCTAGTGGTTTATCTTCAGCAGGGTCTATAAGTACGTTGATTCTTGTCAAATATCCGAAACCTGCCGTGTCTCTCTCGCCTTCGCAGTACCATGATGTTACTCTTGAGTTGACGAACTATCATGATGTTTCACTAGAAGTAAGCACTACTTAGGAGTTTTAATGGCAACATACGATAAAGGAGATCAAGTAAGGGTAACTGCTACTTTCACGAGTAATAGTGTTAATACTGATCCTACAGATAACGCTGATGATGTAACTGTTACTTGGCGTAAACCTTCAGGTGGTACAGATGCAACCCCTACAGCTACTAAAAGTGCTACAGGTATTTACTATGTTGACTTGACTTTAGCAGAAGCAGGTATGCACCATGTCAGATTCCAAGGCGATGAGGGGGTTATTGCATCGGATATTGTGCAGTTAGAGGTAGCCCACTCTGTCTTTGATTGATCCAAGGGGGGCCATGACTAACACTCCGCATGAACAACATGGCGGCAACGTCAGCAAAGTCAGGGGCCAGAAGACTCGTGAATTGTTCCTTGAAGGACTCGCGGAGCATGGAACTATCTCTAAGGCGTGTGCTATCGCTGGTGTCACACGATCCGCTTATGACAAGTGGAGACAAAGGATACCTGACTTCGCTGAGAAAGCGGACTCCATTAGAGCGAAAGCTCTCGCTGACGGCGGTGTGGATAAGTGGGACGGCACTTTTCAAAGTTTCAGAAGTCACTATTTCAGGCACATGTCCCCATGGTTCCATATCAAAGCCATCGAAGCGTACGAAAACACACCACCCGGTAACATTACCCTGATTCTCTGGCCTCCAGAACACGGCAAAACTACGCTTGCCGAGGACTACTTCTGCTACAAACTGGCGACAAATCCCGAATTCAGGATCACCGTCGGATCTGAGGGCCAAGACATGGCGCGAAAAATTCTTGGGCGTATACGTACTCGGATGGAACCTCATGGACCTTTCCCTAAATATGTAGCTAAATATGGACCTTTCGTACCTCAAAACCAGAGTGGTCGTAAAACTGCCCAGTCGTGGGGTGCCGATTATTTTAATGTCTTTAAGAAAGCTAACCACGATGAACGTGATTATTCAATGGTTTCTTTAGGATGGAGGTCGAAGATTGCTGGTACACGTACCGACCATCTGCACATTGATGACATCCAGTCTCGTGTTTCATTAAATCTAACCGAACAGATGTTCGAAATTTTCCGACAAGACTGGTTGACCCGTCCGGGTGAAAAGGGTCGAACAAGTATTAATGGCACCCGTGTGGGTGAAGGCGATTTTTATGAACGAGTTATGAATGAAATAGATCCAGATATTCTTTCTGTGATTCGGTTCCCTGCAATCGTGACTAATGATGAGGGTGAACCTGAACCTTTGTGGCCTGAGATGTTTTCTATGGATGCTCTTGACAGGATTAGACGTAAGGTTGGGGAAGAGGCATGGTCGCGTAACTATATGCAACAGCCAAGTTCTTCTGCTGAAGCTACGTTTGATGAGGATTCTATTAAAAAATGTTTGAATCCTTTGCGTTCAGTTAATCATCATCCACCAAAGGACTGCACTGTTTATATTGGTTTAGATCCTGCGTTGGGTTCTAATAACTGTGTGATAGCCGCTACTCCACATGAGGGTAAGTTGAAGATTCTTTTCGTTAGGGAAGATGTGGGTCTTACCCGTAATGAGCAGATACTCGGTATTGTTGAAGAAGCGGTACTTAGATGTGGGCAGAATGGTGCGACCGTATCGGATGTTGTGATTGAAGCGATGGTATTTCAGAAAGGTTTATCGCGTGATGAGCGTCTTATAGAGATGACTGACCGTTATGGTTTCCGTGTGAGGGAACATTTAACTGGTATGAACAAGTATGATGAAACTATTGGGGTTCCTTCTATGGCTTTATCGTTTATGCGTGGTGAAATAGACATTCCTTATGCAGATGATCCATCCACACGCCATCAAGCTGATGAACTAATAAGACAGTTGAAAGCATGGCGGCCATTAAAACGGGGTACTAAACTAAGACAGGATCAAGTGATGGCATTATGGTTCATTTGGATACTCTGGCGGCAAAGGAAACAATCATATAGTGTTGACTCTTCACAATTCAGTTTTAAAGGACTACCTTGGAAGACAAGTGTGTCTAATAGTAGGGTTTTTTAATGTATACCTTTGATGAAATAGTAGGGATTATAAGACAAAGGCAGGATATACAAAGCCCTTTATTGGAAAGAATGATCCAAGTCAAGGAAAGATATAATGGAGATTATGTTATTCCGCTTCCTTCTATGGATAATGAACCTGTTTTACCTCCATTAACTCCTGCTCTTATAGCAGAAAATATTGATGCAATAGCTCAAAGAGCCTCATCAGTTATGCCTTTTATTGGATGCCCTGCTATAGACCAGTCGAAAGAACGGGGTGTTCGTTCCCGTGAGTATGCTGATATTCGTAGACGCGCACTTGCCGCTACTTGGTATTCATCAAAGTATAAACTCAAGATGCGTAGGGCTTACCGACATTTAGCTGGGTATGCCACATCATGTCTAGTAGTTACTCCTGATTTTGAAAAGGGTTTACCACGTATTGATGTCCGTGATCCTCTTGGTGTATACCCAGAACCTAAAGCTTATGAAGATGTCGAACCTCCACGTAACTGTGGGTTTATTTACGGCAAATCAGGTGATTGGTTACGCGCACACTATCCAGCCGCCAGACAAGAAAACGGTGGGCCTGTAGCTTCAGATGATAACGCCCGTCAAGAATTGTGGGATGTATGCGAATGGGTGGATAGCGAACATATTGTTATTGGGATAATGGGACCACGTTACAGTCATCATAATCAAACCTACCCATATCATAGTACGCAAATAGAACTATCTCGTGCGCCTAACAAATCTGGTATGCCATGTGTTATAACTCCGGGTCGTGTTTCGTTAGATAAGATCGCTTCCTCTGTTTCTAATGTTGTAGGGATTGTGGATCTTATGTCAAAAATGATGGCATTGGAAATAATTGCACAAGAAAAAGCTATCTTCCCTGATAGGTATATAATAGGACGATCGGGTCAGGTACCTATGATCGTCGGAGGTGAATGGAAAGACGGTCGTGAAGGTGAAGTGAATGTACTTCTTGATGCTGAAGCTATCGGCGAATTAAAATCAACTCCTGATCCGAGTACAAACATTGCAATCGATCGATTGGAAAGAAATGCTCGTATTTCAACAGGAACCGTCCCCCAGATTGGTGGAGAAACCTATGGAGCGTTACGTACCGGAAGAGGAATTGATTCCCTTATGGGCGCGGCGCTTGATCCACGCATCCAAGAGATGCAAGAGATTATGGAGGCTCATCTTCCTCATCTAAACGAATGTTTATTCGCTACTTATGAAGGGTACTTCGGAGCTAAACAGTTCTCGATGTTCACTGGCTACGCTGGGGATTTTGGACAAGTGGAGTTCACTCCAAACGAACATTTCGAAACACACGATAATGTTGTTTCGTACTCAATCCCCGGCGCAGACATTCAAGGCACTACGATACAGTTAGGTCAGTTGCTTTCAATGAAAGGTATCAGTCTTCGTACATTCCGTACTAAGCACCCGTTCATTGAGGATGCTGAAGCTGAAGGACGTAGGGTAGATGAAGAACAACTTGAAGAGGCAGTCATGGCCGCGATACAGCAACAAGCATTGTCCGGTCAGTTGCCGGTGGTGTATGTCTCTAAGATTGAGAAGCATCGTAGGAAGGGTTTTGATATTTTTGAGGCTATCGAAAAAGCCGATAGTGAGATTCGTGAAGAGCAAGCGGCTGTAGCTCCTGCACCTGAACAAGGGATGGCTATGGCTCCAGAACAAGCTATGGGGTTAGCGGCTGGCCCTGAAGGTATGGTTCCACAAAGTGGTGGACAGGGTGGATCACCTGAAGAAGCGGCGCAACTTATCGGCGCGTTAAGGGCAGGATAATGCCAAGGAAAAAACAAAATGTAGGGTTAGAACATGGCGGTGATTATGGTACCGTCCAAGCTGTCGCAGATAGTACCGATCCTAACAAAGGTGGAATACCTGTGAGTAATTCGGGTATGGCAATAGAACCTACTGCTACTCCTACGCCTCCTGCCCCAGTTAATGCTCCTCTTCCTTTAGAAGAAGCGACTGCTTTTACTCCACAAATAACACCTTTATTAGCTCCGGGTTCTGGGATTACATCTAGTGAACCAACGATGGTTAGCGATACACAAGTGTCAGGAGAGTTAGTGGCAAGATGGGCAGGAGCTTCAGGTAGTCAGCTTTTAGCTGAATCAGCCGCTCAATTATTGGCACCACAATAATGTTTGCCCCTACTAAAATTTCGCAGATAATGTCTGTAGACAGAAGCGCTCAGTCGACTATTAATGATGAGCTACATGGTAGAAGAATGGAACTTTTATTCTCTACAGGAGCGAGTAGGTTTTTTGATATAGAACCTAGTTCGATGGTTCAACATGTTCAAAGCGCTTCAAGCGATTTTGATATGCTTTCTAATTTCATTGGGGCGATGGATCAAGTCCAGTTTAATGAAATGAAAGAAAATTTTGAGATATTACCTACTCAAATGCAGGAAGCAGAATTCGTTTCACTTCCGCCAAAGATGCAGAAATTTTTACGAGGTTCTGGTTATGAACTACCAAGTGAAAGAAAACAAGACAGCTTATTAAAACGTATCTTTACTTGGGATATCCCAGTACTACCCGAAGAACACATGGGGCCTGTTGTTAAAGTAGGGCTTTCTCCACTTAGAGCTATGGGATTTTTTGCTGGTGGAGCGGCGCGAAACATTTGGGAATACGGCATAATGAAACCTTCACGTTTGGCTACACACACCGGACGTTCTATTGCCCATAGAGCAGAACGTGGTGGAACAGATTTTATAAATCCTCGTAAATGGAAAGAAGCATGGGATGCATCTGAGTATGACGATGGTTCTTACTATAAATGGGCTACTGATAAAGTTGTTTCTGATTTAGGTAGAGATCAAACAGAGTTATTAAAAATATTTTTGCGTAAAGATTTACAAGGTGTATATGACAAGCTTGAAGAAATCGGAGTAGCAGAAGGAAAAGATTCTGAAACAATTCGTCAGACGTTCACAAATTTTGTTGATAAATTAAATGACCCTGATATACAGAATGCTTTTACTACTTTAGAAAGCGGACGGTTAACTAATGCTGAAGCTTCAGTAAGAGCATGGAACAGGACAACGCCGTGGGATGTGCGACCCGGAACTGCACCTGCAAAAGCTATTGGTATTGTTGGTTCTCTTGCTACAGAGATTCTTTTAGATCCCATGACCTACGTTGGAGGATTTTGGATTAAAGGAGTAAGAGCAATAAAAGCAGGGGTACGTGCTACTGATTCTGGTAGAGGTGCTATTGATATGTGGCGACGAATAGCTACTGTGCAAAAAGCAATCGACGGTAAGAATGTTTCATCTTTAGATGTAGTGAATAAAGTCACAGGTGAAGTTTGGAACCCTGCTAAAGAATTACGAACGTGGTTACATGCTGGTAGCAGGGGTTATGGAACAGGGTTGCGTATATGGGCGGCTACAAAGATTAGTACTAGGGCTCAAGCTAGAGCCATTAACCGTATGCAGGAAAGAATTGAAGCCGCATTTAAAGAAATAGATTTGATAGATGATTATAAATTAAAAAGATTTAGAGAAGACCCATCGTTAACAAACGCACAATTAAAAGCAGAAATAAACGAAAAGTTTTTTTTAGAGACAGGTGGCATGGATCAGATAACTGCTTTGTCAAGGGATCTACCTGCTATATCTGCGATTCTTCCCGGAATGAAAGCATGGCATCGGAAAGCAAGGAACGAAGTTCTTACAATATCAGATGATGCATTGTCATTTAGCCGAGGTCGTGATGTTTTACCAGAAGGACATCTTAAAATACTTAAAGACCATAAAGCTACTCTTTCTGAATACGATGGCTTTTGGGAATTCTTAGCTGATGAAGAAGGCTGGAATATGCTGGCTTCTAAAATGGGAGGCGTAAGTCCCGAAGCAAGATTCCTTCCTGCTATTGGTGGATTTGGCGCACAATGGATAAAAGGGAAAAGATGGATTCGCAATACATTAGATTTTGATAAATTCCCAGATGAAGGCATCGCGGATATTGCACGTATGACTGCCACGTATCTGTCTAGACAAGCTGATTACATCCACAAAAAATTATGGGATGACATTCAATCTGGATCAATACAGGTCAGTAAAGACATTGACGAAGAGATGCTTACTCGGATATTAAATGACCCTACTATTGAAACAAGTGAACTCGTTCGTATAGAAGATTTAACAACGATAGAACAAGCTAGAACATTACACGAAACAAGCGCCGCTCGTATTATTTTAGAGGACGGCGAATTAGATCCTTTATTAAAATGGTATCAAGCTAATGGTTATGAGATACGTGACGGTTCATTAGTATTAAAAGCAAATATTAAAGGTCCTTTTCATGGCCCAGTGCAAGCGGCGAAAAATTATTACTATAATCAAATGCACCCACCCGGAAGTACAAATGCTGAACTAGGAAGGTTGCATCATGTGGGTGCTGGTTCGTTAATACCTGCGGGTGTTAAAGCATTCGGTGTAGGTGTGGCTTATCATCCTGCACGTTTTGCTGAGAAACTATTAACATACACGCCAAGGAATACTCTTCTTGATGTGACAGATGCTAATACGGCTATCTCAGAATTTACTGCTCTTGTTGATATGGGTGTCATGGCAGGGATGTCTCGAACGAGAATAGATAGCTATGTTCGTACATTTATAATGGGTAATGATTCTGAACGCTGGCTTGTACAAAGCGAATTCTTTTTAGATTTCATAGGGCGAAGTGGCGCTCTTCTACATGGTGGTCGAGATGTCCAAGAGTTTATCCAAAGGTTCATAAGATATGGGCATCAACGGTATGCGAACTTTGCTGATGAAGCTATTGGTATACAAGGACTTGAACGCCGACGGGGTATTATCGCTGGTGAAGCGTATACAGGACACTTAACTACAACAAATATAATTCCTAATTACCGAGAGTTGGGAGCAGTATCAAGGTACATGGCTCTTTACAGAAATCTTGGGTGGGGTTCATGGCTTCCAAAGATTGACAAGTTCATGTCTCGTACATGGCGACCAGCAGTTCTATTACGATTAGGTTACGTTGCTCGTAACGGTGGGGAAGAGCTTGCTTCATTCATGTGGCGTGAAGGACCAAGACAATGGCAAGCTCAAAAAGCGGCGCAAGTTGCCGCTGGTAGACGCAAAGTGTGGGACGCATACGGTAGAAAAATTTGGCAGAATATAGATCCTGAAACTCAAACAGCTTTGGTATGGAAACCGTTTTCACGTATATGGCGTTCAATAAATGAGGTCGCTGGTGTAGGTGATTACGCTATTACAAGGAAAGCGATAATTGAATCAATAGAAAAGTCAGGTCATAAGTGGCGTTTCTTATCTGATGAACAAAAACATTTATTATTTAAAGCAACCAGAGAAAGAATATTACATAAACAAAGAGGACTTGGTTCTTTTTCACGAATGGCTTTTGAATGGGCTGAAGCAGAAGCGCAAAAGCTTTCAGCTTTAATGCATTATTCTGCCACGCCAATGGGTATTGGTACTAAACAACAAATTGCTAAATGGATTGGTAGAAAGTTAGATAAGAATTTCGACCAACGTGTATTAGATATAGCAGAGTTGTATACGAACCCAACTTTTATAGATACAAAAATGAAAGACATCTTAGGAACTTTTGATTCCCATATAGCGGCAGACAAAGTAAACCTCGACACTGTATTAAAACAAGGAGGATTTGGTGTAACACCACAGTTGCAGTTACCTATGAACTATGGTGCAACAGAATTAAGATGGGCATCTAATATAGGCACGAACGACATGTACTCGGTTGATAAGAGTGTTGGTGTCGGACAACGCTTAGATGTCATGTCAGGTGATCCTTCACACATAGCGGCGCTTAAACAAATAGCTCATTATTCCTCACCTCAACAAGAGGCCAGCTTCGGGGAGTTGGTTCGTGCGCTTGGTCTTCCCGGCAGAGAAGGAGAAACAAACGCGGCTATTATTTATAAATATTTCCATGAACATCACAGAGAAGCTTTACGGTCACTTGACGAGGCATTCGATATAGTTGCTATTAAAAATATAGACACAGTTGAAAAAGCAGATGAGATGGCTACAAAACTTGGGGCTATCGAAGAGTTTATAGATGCCATGCCTGACAATATTAAACAAACAGTTAGGAAATTTCTTGAACCTGTACCCGGAGTTGGCGCCAGTCCAAATCCTATTGCGTTCTTATTACATGATTTAGATGTAACAAAAATAACTAATGATTGGGTAATAACTAAAGCAAATGCAAAGCAAGCATTTGTAAATGATCTGATGTCTATTGAAGGACAGCAAAGATTAATAAGCACACACCGATCAAATATTAGTTTCGATGGTGCTGGTGATGTATTGAGTATGCCTTTACCTGAAGGGCATGTTCGTTTATTTGTTCCTCTCATATCACAAGATCTTGTCGTAGCTTTAGGTCGTGTCTTAACTAGCGACGTTACAACTAGCCAAGCATGGTTTGATGATTTTGTTGAGAGACTATCTTTTGAATTCACACAAATAGGTGTGTCTACTAATAATGCTGAAGCTGTAGCACGTATGCTTCAACCAAGCATGTCACCTCAAGTAACAGGTATGACTCCTTCTATCTATGGTGACCTTGCTATAGCTTATAAAAACAATGACGCTAATTTTTTCCCTCTTCTTTTATCAAGCCCTAATGATGCCATCGCAAGCGCGGTGTCAAGATCATTAGATAATTCTCTTTTAAGATATATAGATGGGCCTCCGAAGACATCAACAAGTGGTCGTATTGGAAGCATAGAATTAAATGCAGAAGAACTATTTAATGATGCTGGTGCGGCTGTAAGAGGAAGATCATCATTGAAGGGGCCTCCTATCACTACAACTAGGAATGGTGTGAATCAAACAATCACCTATGAAGAATTAGCAGATATTGGTGATATCAGATTACAAGAAAATTTCTGGGGTTGGGGAGCAGAAGGACCACAATCAGCTTTAGATTTTGGTGCGAATGGTATGAGAGGTGAGAATATTATAGGGTTAAATCCTCACCTTCTTTACCCTCATAGTGATGGGTTGCGAAGTGTGCAAATGATGGACAACGAACCATTAACCCATCGGGTTCGTGTATATCAAAACAAACAAGATGGTCGAACAGCGAGTCTAAGAGTTGCAGATGAGAACGATCATTACAGTTGGTACAACAAAGATGAATGGGACATTATTGATGAACAGATAGTTACTCATAATGATTTGCGTAACGCGGCAGAAGAATTAGCGATGCTGAACTTGTTAGAGATAGAAGATTTATTTACCACTGGTGTCCGCACAGTATCCGGTCAAGGTTTTGAAACCTTCAACCCTTGGATCAGAGAGATTTTAAACACTGAAAAAGGTGTTGAGATCAGCCCTTGGAGGATTCACGAGAATGCGGTGAATGCTGGATGGTGGGAAAAAGCACCAGAGAAAATACTTACGTTCGTTCCTGTGACTAACCAAGCTGGTTCTAAGGGAGAAGTTATAAGTAAGGCATGGAATACTTTACTTCGTAATTGGTTTGATGGTGTTGTAAATCCAATGATCGGAGCGATGGTTCGTGAACCTATGTTCCAGCATTATTATACGATTGCTAAAGCACAAACTGTTGGAGCGCGTAATCTTTATAACCATTCACCGGATGCGTATAAGAATTTAGAAAAGCTTAAAGGTGTAACTAAAGTTGATGGTCAAGTACAAATAGATAGTTTAGAAGGGTTCATCAAGTTTGATTATGTGGGTCGTTCTGTTGATCCTGATGATCTTATGTCTAAGATAGCTTTTAATATACAAACAAGAAATAATGGTGCATTAGAAAAGAATGTCACAACTGCTATTAAAGATGGCGTAGAGTTGCCACCAATCTTTAAAGCTATTGTCAATAGCGATCCAAAAGTTGTAGATGAGTTCTTTGATTTTGTTGCAAGGTCAGCTTTACAATTCGAAACTCATAGAGATTTAGCTACTAAAACTGCTTTAACATTAACCAGTGCGTTTATAGATGACCATCGGATCAGATCACAATTCCAAGAAATGGTAGGAACACTCCTACCTTTCTGGTTTGCAGAAGATCAGTTCCTTAGAAGAATGGGCAGAAGTATAAATCATAATCCTTTAATGTTACGGAGAGTTCATCTCACTATGAATGCTGGTATTAACGGTGGGCTTATTCAGGAAAATTCACGAGGCGACAAAATCTTAGTTATCCCCGGATCTGAAACAGCTACTACATTTGCTTTGGAATTAGCAGAAGAATTCCCAATAATAGGTAACTACTTTGGTGGTCCATTAGGATTTATAACACGGGCAAGTTTAGAGTCGGGGCTAAGTACAAGTATTAATGTAATTCCCGGCTACGATTTAGAACGTATAGGTAGCCCCGGATTCGGCCCTCTGTTAGTTATACCTCTAAATTTGCTTGCACATAGAGATCCTAGTATCAGACAAACTTTTGAAAAAAATCTAATAGGAGGAAGATTCCAAACTGCTAGTGAACCTATTAATGGTGTTGGTAATCAAGCGAGAGTGTTAGCTGAAACTATTTGGTCTGCTGTTGTTCCTGCTGTTATAGCAAGACCATTACAAATGATGCAGTTGGAACCGTTCGCAAATGGCGCGGCTAGAAACAAAGCCGCACAAGATGTTATGAGTTACCTTGCAATGAACGGCAGGTTGCCTGATGAAAAGAACATGACTCCTTTAGAAAAGGAAAAGTTCTACGATGAGGTTGACATGATGGCTATGCAACTGCAACTCTTACAGAGTTTGTCATGGGCATTGGGGCCTAACACAGCTACTTTGGCTGATCTGACAACGCATGAAGGTTGGGAATGGAACAAAATGTTCCAAGATATTCTGTCAACTGGAGTGCCATACCAAGAAGCATACGGTTTATGGATAGAAGCTATAGAAGCTTTTACAGGTGAACCATTCAACCCATTAGAACACTCACCGTTTATGACAGGTAAATCAAAGAAGGTTAGTTACGCTGTTATGGAAGCGTTCGACGCATCAAATCAGTACATTGCAGACAACCCAGAGTTTATTGGAACTTTTAAATACACATCAGCTTATTTTCTGCCTCGTAAATTTGATGAAGAAGACACAGAGTTTTCGGCAGAAGCAAAAACAAGGCAACTTAATTTAGCTCTTACATACACCTTATCTCCAGAAGAGTTCTTAGACGAATTGTATTCCAATGCGGCTAGTGGTATTTACCATAAAACTTATCAAGATTATCTAACAAAGAGATATAAATATAAGGGTCTTGGTATGGATACAAGTTCTTTAGATTTTGAATGGCAAGTTTTCAAAGAAGCTTTTGATAGAACGCATCCAGTCTTCGCTCAACATGTGACAAGCCAAAATGAAAGGCGTGATAACAGTATCGCTGAGATGCGTCTTCTTGTGCAAAGCCCAGAACTTATTCCTGATACTAGACGCAAGGGTGACATTTTAGGAGCGATGGCAGTCATTGTTGATTTGGATACAAGGTTAAGAAATTTGACTGGTCGTAACTCTAGGACTGCCACAGATACAAGAAATAGGTTAAAGTTGACTTATATGCAACATATGGAAGCGTTTGTCAATGGTAAACCTTGGTTGAATGAATTGTATTACAGTGTATTTCTTCCATTGATAGGAGATTCTTGGATGGCTAAGTTTGATAATGGTTTAATTAATGTGTCGTTAGATGCAATAAGGGTATAAGAATGACTGAAGAAGAGTATATAAAACTAATAGAAGCTACTGAAGTTGCTACTGAAGACTATTTCAAAGCACAGGGTTTTGATGTTGATTTTAGTTCAATGACTACGGAAGAACTTGAAGAATTCTTTTTTATTCATGTGGAGCAATCTCCTGACTCAAGAGAACGATTCCAAGATTATATTTCTGCTGTCGTTTATAGAGATACAGCTTTTAATATTACGCCTAGTGACTATAATATTAAAGACATAGAGATGGCTCTTCAGGCTATTTCCCCCGATGAGGTCATAGATTTCTCTGATATGTCAGAAGAAGAAACTCTTGAATACGTAGAGAATCTTGATCCTGATTTACTTCGAGCAGTATACGCTCAACTAGGTGACCCTAATATAGGGGTAGCATCTGATGCTCGTGTTTTTGCTGAACTCGGATTCATGTTCGCCCCATTTCCCGGAGGGGGGAAGCTGAGAGTTGGGACTAAATTACTTAAAACTACGGTAGGCAAATGGCTTGGAAGACTTCTTGGAAACACCAGATTCATAGATGATCTGGCACCGATAGCAGGGAGATCCGCTACGAGTAGGACTATACGTGAAACAGGTTTCGGTCATGTAGACGATGTAGCTGAAAGTATCAAAGCCGGATTTAAAACGGGAAGGTTAGGTACCCCTAATTACAGTTTCACGCGTGGACCTTATGGTTCTAATCAAGCGGCAATGGGGGCAAGAGGAGCAAGAACTACTGCTGGTGTTCCTATACAAACACCTATTCCTTTAACACCAAACCAAGCCACAGCGGGGGCGATTCTGGGAACTGGTGCGGTAGTTGGGGCGCAACAAATAACGAAGGAAGTATTCCCTTCTGGTTCTCGTGCGGAGGAACAATCTTATGAAAATGTTGAACCTACAGCCGACGACTTTATAAAAGGACCATATTTTAAAACAGCAGAAAATGGGACAATAAATTTAAACGGTGACCACGTTTTAAAACATATATACCATCAAACTTTGTCAGATCAAAACATTGCAGACAGAATGGTTAATTATTTAAGTGGTAACAGTGTTCATGTACTTTCTGGTGGCGGTGCTTCTCTTATAGATTCTCTTCGGTCTTTAGGCCCGACTTTGATAAATCCACAGAACGCAGGAATGATTGGGGATATCAAAGTTGTTGATTTGCATCAAGGTTCTGAAGGTATTGATCTTTTGTTCGATTACTTTATGCATAATCCTTCAGAGAACATAC